ACTCGACCTCGCGGACCGAGAGGAACACCATGTCATCGTCGGAGACGATCTTCGGCACGGTGACCCTGTCCACAGGATTCTCACCGATCCACCCGTTCGAGACGGCGTAGTCAAAGATGCCCTTGAGGACGACTTTCATGATATTGCGGATGCTTCTCGCGCTCAGCGGCTTCGAATCACGCCCGTCCGGCAACGCGGCCGGATAACCACCGTCCATGAGCTGGCCGACCCACTCCTGCAGCATGTCGGGGCGCAGCTCCCGCAACGTCATGCCACCCCATTTGGGCAGGATGTACAGGCGCAGCTCCCTCGCATACCGGCCTGCGGTGCCGGGTTTCAGATCAACCTTCGACGCGATCCATTCGCCGGCCACATCATCCAGGACACGAAGCTCCTGACGAGGATCGCGGTAGCGTCCCCGCCTGATGTCGTCCTCCATGGCCGCGGCATATTCCTGCGCTTCGGCGAGCCTGGCGAACTGCTTCACCCTCTGCACACGTCTACCGTCCTTGACGATGGTCCAATGACAACGCCAGCGCATCCCGACTCCATAACGGCTTTTACGCCACTTCTCAGGCACATTGGCCTTCATCGGATCGCGTGAGTTCGCCAAAGAGCGTTTGGCAGCGCGACTCGGCGGATTGCCATCATCGTCATTCTTGAGCCACAGATCATCAATGGTCACTTTCATGGCGCTTCTTCCCACATGTTTTTCACCCCGGCGCTCGCGGTATGCGGGTGGCCGGGGTCATTTTTTATAAGGAATCCGAACGGGTATAAGGCTCTATAAACACGTATAAAGGCGTATAACTATTGCACGCACACGCCGGAATCATGAAGCAGCTGCCGATAATCCAGCAACACCTGCACGGTCACACCCAGCTCCGTGGCCATCATCCACGTATTGCCCTCGTACACCGTCTCGGCCATGCCGTAATCCACCGGCGATATCAACGCCAACGCGGTCTCCCTGCGGCAACGGCGCTCGCATTTGATTCCGTATTGGCTGCCACAGCCGGGGTCGTGGTGTCTGGCGTGGATGAGTTCGTGGCACAATGTGCAGCGGCGTTGGAATCCGGCCAGCCGTTCGTCGATGATGATGAGACGGAGCGGATCGTAGTAGATCCCGCACCTGTCTCCGGCCAACCGGCGTTCCTCGATCCGGACTCCCAATGTTTCCGACCAGGATGTCAGGATGCGGTCATTCACCTGTTTCGGCATCCTCGTTCCTGAAGCCCGTTCCCTCGATGCGCTTCTCGTCGCGCTTCGCCCTGCGCTCGACCTTCTTGATGTCCTCCATCGCCGGAAGGTCCTCCGGCGCGATGCCACGGCTGAACAGGCTCTTTCGCACGGCCTTGTTGTTGTCCACATGCTCCCGTGTGATCGCCGGCGTCCCGTGCAGGTCACGTTCCTGGATCCCGTAGTTCGTCATCTGCGTGGCGAGCTGCTTCGCCGTCACGGCGATCGGATGGAGCACATCGGCCAGCGGACGGCTCTTCGGCACATCGAGCTTGAATTTCATTTCCGTCGTGCTCATGCCGAATAGCGCCTGATCGCCGCGTGAACGGATCACGCCGAAGTCCTTCTCTCCGACCCCGCGCTTGTATGCGAGCGAGCTGAGTTGCTTCTCCTCGGCGGTCAACGCGTGCCTTCCCGCGATGCGCAGGATCTCGCCCATGCGCTGCTCCAGAAGCTCCGCGGTACGTGTCTGCACGGCGAAATAGCTTTGCAGCAGTGCGACCTCCTCTTTGCGTGGATCGCCGTTCTGGGCCACCAGATAGCAGGCGTAACGGGTCAGCTTCACATCATCGATGGAACGGATGGCGCCGCTGCCAAGCTCGACGTCCCGTTTGGCATCGCGAAAATGCGCTTCGACCGGCTGGCCGGCGTTCTGGCATGCCGATTGGGCGCGCTGTATTACTTTTGCGAAGTTCTCCCATTTCGTATAGCCCATATACTTCATCAGTTCTCTTGCGTGCCAGAATTCCACGCCATTCTCATCCTTATTGAGGAGCGTATCCAAGGACGCGGCGTATCGGGCAATGGTTTCCTTGTCCATATTTATCCTTTCCCAACCATTTTCCTGACGTCGGCAAAATGGTCTATTGCTAATGTTTCCAATGGTTTTTGGCCGGATTGCCGTTCACTGCTTGGCGGTCTTCACCACTGTGGTGGTGCCCATCGCGGTGGTCTCCCAGCTGACGCCGTCCGCCTTGGTGTAGGTGAAGTCCTTGGTGGCGTCCTGCGAGCCGAGCAGGGACGCCTGCATCGCCGCGGTGTCTCCCTGGCTCGTCCACTTCCAGTCACCGGCCTTGTCTGGCGCATTGTAGGAGCCCTTCCAGTACAGGCTCTTCGTATCGCCGTTGTCGCTGACCCACTGGACGGTGATCGTGTCGGCCGTGATCTCGGCCTCCATCCAGGAATCCGTGCTGCCGGAGTTGGTCTGCTTCCACGTGCCGGTCAGATTCGCAGGCTGTTCTACCGGCTTCTTCTCTGCCGGCTTCTTCGTCGTCTGCGATTGGCTCGTGCTGCCGGCGTCGGCGGTTTTGGAGTCACTGGCGTTGCCGCATGCGCCAAGCCCGAGAATGAGCAGACCGGCGACGGCCGTTGCGATTGTCTTCCTGTACATGGTTTCCTTCTTTCCTTGGTTGATTTGCATTAAAAATTCAATCTCTTGGAGTTTCGGCTTCGAGGCGTGCGTTCGGATCCGTGTTGGCGGCCACGTCATAGTCTTCGGGGTGCGCGGCGATACGGTCGATGAGATCATCGGTGATCTGAGACTCGCGCTCGCGGGCTTCGTAGGCGCGGGCGGCTTCGCTGGAGATTGATCCACAGGCTGCCGCAACCAGTGAAAGAGCGTCCGGAAGCCCAAAGAGTGGAGCGAGTCTGTCTAACTCGCTGATTGCCCAACTTCTTTTACCGAGTACTCGGTCGCTGATATAGCCTTTTGATCGTCCTTCAAGGGCCTTGGAGAGGTCGGCCTGGGTAATGCCATTGGCTTCCATTGCTTGGCTGATATATTTGCAAATCACCAGATCGGTGCGTGTTGTACTGCTGTCCATAGCGATGACTGTATTCGAATTTTCGGGAAGTTACATCTTTACGCCGTTCGGCGTGTCGAATTTGCCATACCGAATACTCGGGAGTACATTGAAAGCATGTTCACCGAATATCCGGTAAACGTCGAATAAAGTCCCGAATATTCGGGGAATGGAGGTGATGTGACAAGCAATGAATACGTGACACAGGCAATAAAAGTCAGGATGGCTCGACTTGGAATCACTCAATCCGGCGTCGCCGACGCAGTTGGAATCAATCGGGTCGTCATGAATCGATACATGCGCAATCAACGGGAATGGCCGATTCGCGTTCTCGACAAGATTGCTCCGGCATTGAAATGGCAAGACGGTCTTGACATCTTCATTGCAGCAAATTCAGAAGAAAAAGAACCGCAATCGACGACATCAACCAAATCAAACCATAAGCAACCGGCACTCGCCGACGCATGAATCGAAAGGAGAATCCGAAATGAGCATCAATATTCCGGCCGAGACACCGGACGAATCCACGAACCCGATCTCCGTTGAGGAGTTCGAACGCCTGCACCCGGCGATGCTGGGCGCGATAAGAAAAGCCGTCCGCGAGGAACCAGCTCGAACGGTTATCGGAACAGTGGGCGACGACAGGAGGAGCCACCTGTCCAGCCTTGACCTGCGAGGAATCGGCATCGAGGTCGGACGGCAGTTGTCGGCCCGCGACATGACGACTGAAGTCATGGGCTCGATTCTCGAGCACATCAATCAGGCCGCGGACCGACTAAGCACGGAGATACAGGAACTCCGTTCAGAACTTATCCGAGAGCACGTCGAGACAGTAGGCGGCGGATGCCATGGAAGCATCCATCGAATCGAATCCCTTGGCGAGGAGGGAAAGCCCTTGGCACAGGGCTCTCATCCTCTCGTCGGGATCGGACGTTTCAGCGGCCTTCCCGAACACGGCGCTCGCCTTCGCGAAATCGGATCCATTGCTCATATTCTCACCTCCCTTCTTTGCGTGGGTCTGCTCATTCTCCCACTCGGCAGGAAGGGCCTCAAATGAGAGTGCTTCGAAAAAGCAAGCGGCGCTCGCCGAAGAGTGAATCGAAAGGAGAATCCGAAATGAGGAAGATGAAGAGATCCGATGTCCGCGAGTGGATTCCAGGTGAACCGCTTGAACGGGTCGACTTCGGCAATGGTTGCACGGGGATGAACAAGAGCCTTCCGAAAGAGCCGGGGAACGCTGGCGATTTCAAGCGTCTCATCTGGAAATGCCGCGCCATCGAAGCGGACGGAGGGCCATGCCTTGATGTGCTTCCATCCGAATACTGGATTGACGACGTGAAGCAGGGCGACTATTTCGATGTGGTCACCGACGAATCAAGTTACGGCCCATGCAGCTTCGGTGATGCGTGGTTTTATCTCGCTGGCGTTGATGCGGGATGGCATCTCGCCCGCAGGAAGCGTCATTCCGGTTTGTGTGCGACCTTGCGTGGCATATTCGATTCGTTGACTCATCGCCACGAGAACGCGACTGATGCAGAACCGTTGGTTACGGCCTCGAAGCCCTCTCGCGAATCTGCCGAACACTCTTCGAGCTGCGGTTCCACGCCTCCTTCTTTATCTCGGTCAGAGATACACGAATCTTATGACTGCGCGACATGTGGGACGACCGCCACTCAATCTCGAAATCATCGGGAAGTAGCAGCACCGCATTCTCGCCGGTGAAGCCGGTATGGCAGATCTGATTCGGTCTCAACCGCTTGGCCAACAGCGGCGTATAGGGGCTTGTTCCGAACGTTGCCTGAGGTGGGATCCGGACGTCATACATCGTCAGAGGTCCAACAGGCCGGAAATACACGATGCTGTTCGACGTGGAATCAAGAAAAGGCTCCAAATCGGTTTGGGACAAATCGTCCCTACGGCGAATGGAGTGGATTTGAAACTGCTGCAGAACGTTCCACGCCAAAGACGCCCCGGCGATGATGGTCGAAGCCCAGCCTGCCGGATCCTCAAGAAAACTATTCACAAACTCGATTCTATGGAGAATCCAATGAACAATGAAATCCAGAAGTTCGATTTCAAGGGCGCCCCATTGCGTACCCTGACCGATAAGGCGGGGGAGCCCTGGTTCGTCGCCAAGGACGTATGCGACATCCTCGGGACAGATACAAGGGACTTACACAAGATTCTTGAGTCTGATGAAATCACCAATGTGGATAGTATCCACATTGCTCAGAATGGCGGTAAAGCTCCGCTCATCATCTCCGAGCCTGGTCTTTACCGTCTTGTGATGAAGTCTCGGAAGCCGGAGGCCAAGGAGTTCCAGCGTTTGGTGACGCATGAGGTGCTGCCGTCCATCCGCAAGCACGGCGGCTATATGGCCGGCCAGGAACGGATGACACCGGAACAGATGGCGTTGGCCAGCATGCGATGGCTGCAATCCAAGGTCGACGAACAAGCCAAACAGCTCAAAGCCCAGGAAGGCAAGGTCCTGTTCGCCAACGCGGTCGAAACCGCGAGGACGTCCATCCTTGTGGGCGATTTCGCGAAGATCCTGAAAAGCAACGGCATCGACATCGGCCCACGGCGCCTGTTCGCCTGGCTCCGCGAGCATGGATGGCTCATCAAGGCCAAGGGCTCCAGTTGGAACATGCCCACACAGAAGGCGATGGACCTTCACCTGTTCGAGATCAAGGAGACGACCATCAGCCACTCGGACGGGCACACCACGATCAACAAGACGCCGAAGATGACCGGCAAGGGGCAGACGTATTTCGCCAAACTGTTCCTCGCGAAACCAACACAGGAAGCGGGTGCGTGATGAGTGAGACATGGCTGCCGGCATGCATATCGCTTACTGCTGGCTTGTTCAGTCTTTCCCTGGCTTTGCTTCGGATCCTCGTCGATCTTGATCCGATCGGTTGGATCCTGTCGTTGGGGGAGTGTCAAGAGTCCGGGAAAGCGGATGCAGTCGGGGATGTGCAAATAACCATAATCCCAGTCTCGAATGTTCGAACCGGTATCTCGTCAGAGTTGGCAAATGCCGTCTCGTTTCCGGTATCGGATGACGCGGCTGTTCCGGGAGCGACCCATGAATCGAATAGGAACGGAACACGCGGCGCATCAAATGCGTCGGCTGCTTCGTCCAATGGAGGCGTATCGCTATGACATCGGCTTTCTCATCGGCGTGCATGATGATATACGCGCGGTCGGCCGCTTTGAATTGCGCGATGCTGCTCGGAGTCATGAACTCGGTGTTGTCGCCGATGGGTCTCAGGAGCAGGAAATACGCCTTGCATCCAATCCCCTCGATTGAGACGTCGTACGCGTCGCCGTCACCGGAATTGTACACGGAGCAGACGGAATCCGGCTCGGCCTCGTCTCGAGACTCCAACCAGTCAGAAAATCCGGGCACCGTTGAGGAAATCGGTAATTCAGGATTCGTCGAGTGTTCCAGCAGGGTCCAGTCCGCCTGCGGCCTGTTATGCCATGGCCACCAAACGGTCAATCCGGCGCCAAACAGCGAGGCCGCGGCACCGGCCCATGCGGCCAATACGGATCCATCCATTGATTCTTCTCCTAACTGTTCGGCCCGCACGTCGGAAATGCGGGATGACACCGATTTTAGGAGGGGGCCGGGCGGTTCTCCTAACGCCGCCCGGCATTACACACGCAAAGGAGGCGCGTGATGGAAGACGATACGACGTTCGCTGCGCTCGCTGAGGTCCTGAAACCGATGAACACGACGAAGGACATCGCGGACCGTTGCGGCATCAAGGAGGGCACCTTGGCGTACTGGCGTGGTGCGGGAATCGGTCCGAAGTTCGTGAAGGTCGGACGGACCGTCATGTATCCGAAGGAGCCGATGATCGCCTACTTCAAGGAACACCTCTACCAGAGCACATGTGAATACGAGGGAAAGGAATCGGCATGAAAACGATTCGCAAGGCCTGCGTGCAGGCAGTGTTCGACGAGTTCGAGACCCAGGGCGAAATAGTCCACCCATTCAAGGACGTGGATGCGGAGGCCATGAGGTCGCTCGGCCACATCGTCGGATACGTCGACCTCGACGTCACCGGTCTCGTGGACCTCATCATCGACACGATCAACAAGGAGCTGTGATGACACTCAGGAGAATCGACGCGGAAACGCTGCTGACGCCACCAGTACCGCCGAGGGGCACGGTGATCATGTTCGGTTTGACCGGCTATGCGATTCGCGTCACGGGCAAGGGCGCCAGCCTCATGGCACTCGACGTCGACGGAAGCCAGGAGCTGGCGAGCATCGGGAAAGACCAGGCAAGGAAATTCATTCAAAGCATCGGAGGCGCAAGATGACGGACAACGATTATCGCATTGAGGACAGGTTCGAAAAGGGAAGGCCGAACTACACGCTCAGGCGTTTGAAGTTCACGCTGGCCGTGGTCGGTCTGGTCGTGAGCGTGACGCTCATGCTCACCTGGCATGGCGGCGGTCTGACGGGCGCGCTTGTGGTTGAGGGCGTGTATCTGGCCACGGCCCTGTGGCTGACGGTCAGGTTCGCTCCGCGCGATGACGTGGATGGCGACGTCTGACCGTATCCGCCGGCGTACAAGGACGCGGACGGATGGCGGAGGCGTGGGGGTCCCTTCATCTCACATTGCATTTCACGCATGCACTCTCACGTCTTCCGCCGTCATGCCGTCCGCTGTGGGTTCGAATCCCGCCGCCGGCGCTTGGCCGGACCGTCAACGCCGCCCGCATCCCCGCTTCGTTCAGCTTTCTTGGTGGTGTGGGAACGATGGGCGTGCTTCTTTGCTGTCATGGCGCCCAGCGGTCCGGCTCGTATCAATCAATCTCATATCAATCAAGGTCAAGGGAGGAACCGATGAAGGAGATTCTGCCGCATTGGCATTTCAGTCCGAACGCTCCGGTCAAGGACGTCGACACGAAGAAGATGACGAGTGGTGACAGGGCGGTGGCCGGCGCGTGCCGTCGGGCGATGGAGACCGAGGCGTGGAAGGAGCTGGTGATCCTCGAATCGTTGGGCGTGCGTTTCAACGGACTGGTGGGCCGGTTCGTGTCCGAGGTGGCGTCTCCGGTGTTGGAGGTGATGCCTGGTGACAGTTTCCATCAGGGAGCGGCCGCGCAGTTGACGCACATGGTGAAGACCAGGGATGGTGGCGAGACCATCCGCATCATCAAGACTCTCGCCGTGAAAGGTAGGTTCTAATGGCTGGTGAGACGATCATCGCGGTGGTGGGCAATCTGACCGCGGATCCGGAGATTCGTACCACTGGTAGCGGCGCAGCCGTTGCCAGCTTCACGATTGCCTCAACCCCGCGCACCTGGAACCGTAACACGAACCAGTTCGAAGACGGTCAGGCTTTGTTCATGCGCTGCTCCGCGTGGCGCGACATGGCCGAGCATTGCGCGCAAAGCCTGGCAAAGGGCATGCGTGTGATCGCCCAGGGCAGGCTGACGCAGCATTCGTGGGAGGACGAGCAGCATCAGAAGCGTTCTTCCATGGAATTGCAGGTGGACGAGATCGGGCCGAGCTTGCGCTATGCGACCGCGCAGGTAGCCAAGGCGCAGCGTGGCACGGCTGGAGCGTATGGCAATCCGTCCTCCGCCCCGGCGGGCTATACGGGCGGAGCCACCGCTGCCGGTGCCTCGTTGCCGCCGTCTGACCCGTGGGTCTCGCCACAGGGTGAATCGTCGTCGTTCGGTGATTTCGGCAAGCCGGAATCCGAACCGGAATTCTAAGGAGGAATCATGGGCATCACCATAGAGGATCTGCCCGTCGAGGATTTGCATCCGAATCCGAACAATCCACGCAGGCAGGTGGGCGACGTGGCCGATCTGGAGGCGCTCATCGGTTTTGGATGGAATCTGCCGATTACTGAGCATGACGGCGACCACTGGTCGTTGGAATGCAAGGAGAACCTCGACCAGATCCGCATGGTGTTGAGGGACAGGCCGCTGCGGATCCTCGACGTGCTGGCCGCACGCCAGGAGGACAACGCCGATTGGCGTGCGTGGCGCACCATGCGCGGCGTTGATGAGATGTGCGTCTGGTACGGCGCATTGGAACACCTCGGATACCAGCCCAGTGCGGAGGAACGCGAGGCACTCAAGGGCGCGATGGTCGAAAAGGAGCAGGAATCATGAGTATGAAGGCATTGGAGTGGGCCATGTACGACGTGCCCGCCGAAATGGCCAAAGGGTCGCTTCTCCGCATCCTCCTCGCGCTTGCCGACCACGCCGACACCGAAGGCCGTGGCGCGTTCCCATCCCAGAAGCGCCTGTGCGCTCTCACCGGGTACAGTCGCCGCACCATCCAGCATGGATTGCACGACCTGGAGGCATCCGGATTGATCGTCAAGGGCGACCAGAGGCTCACCGAACACTATGGACGCCACCGTCCGATCGTATGGAACCTCAGCATGGAGGATTTTAGAGGCGCAAAAACTGCGCCCCTAAAAAAGAACGAATCCGAGGCGCAGCATACTACGCCCCAAAACAGCCAAGAGGCGCAATTAGGGGCGCAAAAACAGCCGTTAGAGGCGCAATTAGGGGCGCAGTATCACTACGCCCAAACCTATATAAGGAAGAAAGTTATATAGAACCTAGAGAGAGTAACGCGCGCGCGAGAAAACAAATCACAATACCAGCCGACTGGAAACCCTCTGAGGAACACCGGGCGCTCGCCGACCGGCTCGGCATCGACTGCGACATCGAGGCCGACAAATTCCGCGACAGGGCCCTCGACTCGGGAGCCCGCTCGGCCGACTGGAACGCGAAATACCGCAACTGGCTCGTCAAAGGCAAGGAACGCGGATTCGCCACGCCAAAGGATTCCAACGCTCGCCGACGGTTCACGTGGGGCAGCGAAGAGGTGAAACGCGTGCTCGGCCCGATAGCCTGCGAGGGCACGGACACGTACATGGAGCTCGCATGCAAGGTCGCGGACCTGCTCAACCAGGGCGTGGACCCGGACATGCTGCGCCGTCAGCTCGCGAACGTGCCCGGCGACGTATTGGCCGAACAATTGTTCGAACAGGAGGCGGCGGCATGAACGCCATGACCATCGCACACATGGCCGGCATCCTCACCTCGGCCATCCAAGCCGCGGACCGATTGGAACTCGACGCGCTCAAAGGTCCGGCGCTCGCCGATATGGACCTTGACCGCATCCGCGATATCAAACGCGACTGCTCGACCTGCATCAGCCTGCTCGAACAAATCGGAAGGGAACAACGATGAGCGACCGGCAATTCCAGGAATCGAAACACGTCGCCTTGCAACGTCAGGGCTGGCATTGCATGCGTTGCGGACGCAACCTGCACGACCCGACCGTCTGGCCGGGCAGGAGCGGCCACCACCGGCAGTTGCGCCGTCGAGCCAACCAGGCCATGCGCGACCTGCCGTGCAACATCGTCGAACTGTGCGGGTCCGGCACGACCGGCTGCCATGGTTGGACGCACGCGCATCCGGCCGAGGCGGAACGGTTAGGCTACATCATCCCGAGTTGGCGTGGTCCGCTCAGCGTGCCGATACGCGACTGGAACGGCGACTGGTGGTGGCTGCTGGATGACGGCACGGCGCAACGGCTCACGCAAATCGAAATCATCGAATGGCAAAGCAATTGGAAGGAAGAATCATGAGGAAACAGGACAAAGACCGGAATGGGAAGCCGGAGGCGCTGCTCTGGCTCGACTTCGAAACGACCGGCACGGACAGGAATGACAGTCTGCCGTTGGAGGTCGGCATGGAATGCACCGACGTGCTGGCCGACCATTCGTATGGATCCCTGCATCGCATCATCAGACCGGACTATCTCGACCTGTTGGACATGAGTCCGATAGCGTTCTCCATGCACACGGACAATGGATTGCTGTTCGAACTGCTAAACGGTTCCGACAGGAACGACTGCGTGGAAGCGGTCGCGAACGCCGTGGAGGAGTATCTCGAATCCCTGTCGCAACGCTTCACCTTGGTTCCGGCCGGAACGAACGTGGACTTCGACATCGACTTCCTCAAACGCCTGGGCCTGGCCCCGGACAGGTGGCTGTCCTACCGCAAGTTCGACCTGACCACGCTCCGCCGGTATTTGAGGTTCATCGACTGTCCCGAGGATCCGTACGAGGGGCATGCCGGTTCGCACAGGGTGCGTGATTGCATCCGTCGTGACATCTCCGACTGTCGGTGGTACCGCAAGCTCCTGAAGGGAGCATGGTGATGACCGTGGCCGCCATGATGCTCCTGTGCGCGGCCGTCCTGGTCGCTTGGATCGGAGGCCGGCCATGACGGTCCAGACGCATATGGCGTGGCAGTACCGGAATCCCGCCGACCTGATCGGCCGTCGATGCATCGCGCTCACCGGCATGGATGTCACGTTGGACGGCCCATTGGATCTGATCCGGTTGAGTCCGGTCCACGCGGTCCTGAAATACCGAGGCATCGGCCTGCACGTCATCGACTGCGACCTGCGCCACCATACGAACAAAACCTCGGACGGCATCCGCGCCGTCGTCATCACGGAAGGCAAACCATGACAAACACCACATCGCATGCCAGGAAATGGCATAGGACCAGTCCATGCCCCTACTGCGGAACGAGGAAACCCGGCATCGAACCCTACGCCCGAATCATCGGAGCCACGATGCACTGCATCTGGATCGCCAAATGCCATGGATGCCCGAACGCCATCTGGATCACCACCCCGGACGACGACATCAAAACCGCGATCCGAGGATGGAACCGATACGCCAACGGCGAATAGCGCAAACACCAGGAGGAAACGAAATGAGAAAAACAACACGCATCACACTCGCCATCACCGTCATATGCATGGCGCTCGCCGGATGCGGAAGCGCGTCGGGGCCTTCCACGCCAGCGCATGCGGTCAGGTCCGTCGACTCGCAGTGCTCCGCCGGGGCCGACGTATTCACGGAATGCGTCATCACCCTGACCGACACGAGGCAAGTGGACTGCATCGTCTACTCGACGTACGGCAAGCAGGGCGGCCTGTCATGCGATTGGAGCCATGTGAGCGGCGCGGACAAGGAGCCGGCAAGATGAGCTACAACGTCGTCACCCAGGAAGGCGTCAGAACGTTCGAGAACATCGACGATGCCGGCGACTACGCGCAGGCCATGTCCTTGAGGACTGGCGAGCCGGCCAAGGTGTTCCATGTCGAGACCGGACTCGTCGCATTCACCGTCCGCCCAACCACGAAGGACACGAAATGAGAATCAATTTCAACAGCAAGGATGGCGTTTTCGCCATCAAAGCCGAAAACGAAGAGGAAAAAACCCAGCTCAAAACGTCGGCGGTCGCCATCTGCAATCTCATCATCGATTTTTTCGACGGTGAAGTCCAAGAAATGAAGGCGGCGAAGGAATGAAACGCATCACACTCAAGGACACGAAATGAGCAATCGAAGTTATTTGGTGCCAAGGCCGCCAGCGTTCGACCATGAGCATCCCAGACCGAAGGAGGAAGGCGAGGTGCTGTACTGCGGAAATTGCCAAAAATGGTACGTATCATGGTTTCCCCTCACCGAAGTCAAAACCATATGGGGCCGCCGCCCCGAATGGTGGATACGCATCTTCCACCGCAAACCATACGAGACGATCATCCAGCAAATACGAAGGGAAACGAAATGAAAGTGAAGAAAACCCTCATGGACATGATCATCAAATGGCATCAGGCCGGATACAGCCTCGATGAGATCTCGCCACTGATGCCACAAGTCCCCAAAGAGGAAATCAAAGCAATCATCCAACACACCCGCGAATAACAAGAAACCCGACCTTCCGGCCGGGCTCCTGGCATCACCACAAACCAGACTACACCCGCCGGAGGGAATCGAACAAATGAACGAACCAACCAACGAATCCCAACCAACACCAAACCAGACACAACCAGCACAAACCAAACAAAACAAGCCAGCGCTCGCCGGCATGTGCCGAGTGTGCGGCGGGGAGTGCCGTATCCAGGCCACGATGTGCGACAAGTGCGAGACCGCTTTGAGGGGATGGATCCACGACTATCCGTCATGGATCCAAGCCCTGCGCGAGTTCCTGGATTCGACGGCGCATTACGGAGGCCACCAGCCTGGACGTGTCAACCTGCAGTCCGCGCCCACGCCGATCAGACTCTCGGTCGTTGACCATCTGCAGGAGATCGAGGATGCGGTGACGGCGTTGTGGTGTCGATTGTATGCGCCGCCGGCCATGCCATGGGCCACAAGCATCGCGGTCCCGTCCATCGTCGACATGCTCAAGGCATGCTGGTCATGCCAGCGGTTGAACCGACTGCCGGACATCGGTTTGATCTGGCATGACTGGGAGCGGTTGGTGCGCAAGACGCTGGCCATCATCGACGTGCCACCATCCAGGCACGGCATCGGCAGGTGCCTGAATCCTCTGTGTGGAGTGGAGCTGAGTGCGGAGGTCGGCGCGGTGAGCGTTGATTGTCCGGTGTGCGGCAACGCTTATCGCGTGGTCGATGTGCGATTGGGTTTCCTGCGGGAGTGCATCGAATCGGGCAGGGCGTTCACGGCGGGGGAGTGTGCGGAACTGCTGCGCGAATGCGGATTCCAGTGCAACGCGAACACGATTCGCTCATGGCGCAAGCGCGGCAGGCTCCAACCGGTTGGT